GACTTGTCACTTAAGACGGAATTGGGATTACTGTCCTAGGACACGGTTTCCCCCCCTAACCTGCCAGCTAAGTCTACTGACTACAAGAAATCTTGCGCCAATTTAGAGACAACAACCCCATAATAATCTATGTTTTCAGTACCAAGGACAACGTCCCGGAACAAATCAAGTACGGCATTGCCTGAAAGGCGATACCTTTCCCAACAAAAACAGTGAAAGTGAAAATCACTCATGACTTGTTGTTCAACAAGCTTCCGAGTGATATTTGACAGGGTCACTCCCGCTGTTCTTGCATTCCAGGAAATATCGACTTCCATTTGTCGCTTGCCGCCGACCAGCGGCAACAAGCCAAACTCGTGTTTGAAACGTTCCAGGAAGATGTTCCTGATAGTTGGATAAAAACGAAATTCATAGGCATAACCAATAGCCTTGCCAGCCATATAGGCATTGTCAGAAACTGCTTGGTTATTGTTAGCACGCATGTTAAATCTACCGAGGGCCTTCCCAAGAATGGGGACCGTGAGGTGCCGGTCACCGGTAGATGGAACGAAAAACTTGCTAAGGAAGGTAGCCTCCCAAAGCCCGTTATGTCTAAGCACCTGAGCTTCCATCAACGCCTCAGCGGCGATGGAAGAGTATGTTTTGACTGCGTACTTACAAACTCCGCGCACAATAGCAAGCATGTCATCACCCAGGATCATTGCTCGACAAGAGCGAATTTTAGCAACCTTCAAGAAGGTCCAAAGAATGCAACCATTCCAGAACGTATTCCGAAATGTCGTGTCAGTGGCGCCAGTCGGAAGTTGATTTTCAAGAGGCGCTGAAATGCCATGTTTATTTGACTTAACTGTGAATTTGTTCGTCTTCAGGTGAAGGCGAACAAACCACTCAGGGCATCCCAACGTTCTCATGAAAGCCACTTCTAGCAGCATGACGTCACTGCATTGGAACTTATCGTTGGATGAAAAATCCGCCTCGAGCCAATATTCATCATCTTTCCTCTTTTCCAAGTGACTAGTATAGTCAAGAGGGGTTTTCTTGTAGCTGGTCCTGAACCTATAGTCGCCAGTCATTCCTTCAAGAC